GCCTGGCGTTGTGCGTCCGAATAGGCCTCCTCGGGCTTGAGCGGATCGTCGATGATAATGAAATCCCCGCCTCGACCCGTCAGAAGCCCGCCTACCGACGTGGACAACCGGCCGCCATTCATCGTTGTCTTGAAATCGTGTATCGCTTGGCGGGTAGAAGCCAAGCGAGTCGCGCGGAAGGTGTCCCGGTAGAACTTCGACATCATTAGGGTCCGGCAAGATCCCGCCAGGTTATCGGCAAGGCCCTGCGCGTAGCTCGCGCAAACGATCCGCGCGGCGGGATTGTGGCCCAGAAGGTAAGCCGGGAACGATATTGAACAGAGGTGGGATTTCAGTGATCGCGGTGGCACGTTGATAATGAGACGTTTCAACCTGCCGGTCCGGCACTCTTCCAACGCCGCTGCGATCACCTCGATGTGCCAATTATGCTGATACATCGTCTGAGGATTCAGCTCCTGAAAGCCGCGGTGAGAAAAAGCCACGAAGTCTCGTCGGAGAAGTGCTCGTAATTCCTTTGGTTGAAGACTCATTCTTTCGATTCTTTCTTGCATTGCTGCATCCTCTCTTGTATTCGGTCGAATATCTCTTGATCTGTTTCGGACAGCTGTGTCTCTACCGAATCGTTCGTCCCTTCCCCTGATGAAGTGTCAAGCTTTATGACCTCGATCAGAGCTTTCAGATCACCAGAAACACCCTTATTAACGAGCTGCTTATACAAGGCCTCGTGTTTCGTAACCTTCTTCCGCTTCCCGTTTTCGGTGACCACAACTTTCTCCCGCAGGGCTCGGCTTAGAATGGTCTTTTTATTCAGCGTTCCCTTGGGCCTCCCGCGAGGATTGCCAGAAACACCCTTGTGAAACTGGGAGTGTCGGGGAGGCTTGCCAAATCCGACTTCATATTCGTCCGGCATTGACCGCCTCCTTCTCCAGATCATTGAAAGACTGGCCCGTTTTCAGATGCACGGCCAATTGATTCGTGAAACGCTGCCACCTACGAACAACTGTGTCGACGTACGCCGGATCAAGTTCCATGCCGTAGCAGACCCGGCCCGTCCGCTCGGCGGCAATCACCGTTGTGCCGCTTCCCAGGAAGGGGTCCAAGATGATGTCGTCGCGGGAAGTGCAATCCTGGATCGCGTCAGCCACGAGTGCGACGGGCTTAACGGTGGGGTGCATAGCGAGCAGGTCACCTTCTTGACTCGTACGCGCAAAGGAATTCGCGCCGGGATAGCGCCAGATATTGCTGCGCGAGCGCCCAAATCGCCCAAGCTGAATGTTATTCCGCGGGGAAACACCTTTTTGGAATACAAAAACCAACTCATGTTGGCTGCGGTAGAACGAGCCGAGTCCGGCGTTGTCCTTCACCCATACGCAGAGGTTCTTTAGTTCGGAGAAAGCTGACTGACCAGCCTCAAACACATGGGCCATGTGTCGCCAGTCAATACAGATGTAGTGCAGGCTGGGGTTTTGGCTAAACCGCGCCAACTGAGTGAACGTATCCCGAAGAAAGCGATTGAACTCGTCTTCGGTCATTTCGCCAGAGGCCATTACAAATTCCCGGTGGGTATGCTTGCCATTCCCGCTGACATGACCGGAGATAGGAACGTTGTAGGGCGGGTCGGTAAAGACCATGTCAGCTCTTTGACCATTCGTGAGTGTTTCGTAACTCTGGCGTGACAGGGCATTTCCGCACAACACACGGTGCTTTCCAAGTGTCCACAGGTCCCCGACTTGGCTGACCTGCACGGGCGATGGGGAGGGAATCGTGTCGGCCGGGTCTAGAGTACCTTCCGCGACCAGACTGAGATTCTCAATAAAGAGATCGATTTCTGCTACTTCAAAACCAATGACGTCTAGGCTGAAATCCAAATCTGCTTCAGAAAGGATTTTCAGCTGTTCGCCAAGCAGGCGCTCGTCCCATTCGCCGTTTTCGGTCAAACGATTATCTGTGATAGTAAAGGCCTGAATCTGCCGTTCACTGAGATGATCCACTCGAACGGCAGGCACGTCCTTCACCCCAAGTTGCTTGCAAGCGAGAACTCGACCGTGCCCGGCAATTACCTGCGAGTCCGAATTGATAAGAATGGGGACATTGAACCCAAAAGTCTGAATGCTCTTTGCGATCTGGCCGATCTGCTTACCGGTATGTACTCGCGGATTCTGCGGGTTTAGTTTCAGCAACGATAAAGCGACGTATTCGATGCTCAACTTTTGATCGTTCATGTCGTTTCTCCTAGTGAGCAACTTTCCGGGGCAAATCTGTGCTATGGAAGGGAAACCTTCTAAGTTTGTTTATCCTGTTTCCACCACACCAAAGTTAAAGCTGCAGATACAAATCCGTGGAATGGAGGAATGGATTCTTCAGTCGATTTCTTCGGCTATCCTAGCCGCCTGGTGTTTGTCTTTGTGGCCATGGCTACTGTAAGTACATAGAACCGCCGGCTTTACGAGGCAGTTTCACACACCTCTTTGACTTGACTGTCTGCCTAAGAAGAGCGGCAATGGCATCGGTGTATGAGCAATGAAGAAACCCATCGCACGCGCGGTTGCTGAATTGCCGGCCATGTCGCGTCCGGAGCTACTGAGGCTTTGGCACGAGCTATTTGATCAGCCCGCCAGCGAGGGCATGCGGCGAGAACTGCTGATTCCATGCTTGGCCTATCGGCTCCAAGAACATGCCTATGGAGGCCCCACGCTCGAACAGCGAATGGAACTTCGGCGGGCCACACAGGCCTTCGGGACAGATTCTGGACGTAGCTTGGGAATGAGAATCAAGCCTGGCACTCGCATCCTCCGCAAATGGCGCGAAGAGATGCATGAGGTCTTGGTGACAAAACGAGGTTACGAGTATCGCGGAGTCTGCTACAAAAGCCTCTCGGTTATCGCGCGCCAGATTACCCATACGCGATGGTCTGGCCCCGCCTTCTTCGGGCTCAATAAGCCCTGCCGTTCTTCCCAGAAAAAGACATGAGCGGGCAACGTATTCGTTGCGCCATCTACACCAGGAAATCCTCCGAAGAAGGTTTGGAACAGTCCTTTAATTCCCTTGAAGCTCAGCATGAGGCTTGCCGAGCATTTATCCTGAGCCAGAAGCATGAGGGTTGGACTGTACTGAACGACCGTTATGACGATGGGGGCTTCTCCGGGGGCTCGATGAACCGGCCAGCTCTCGAACAGCTGCTGCGCGATGTGAAGGACCAGAAAGTCGACGCGGTGGTTGTCTATAAAGTTGACCGACTTACCCGCTCCCTGCTCGACTTTGCCAAGATAATTGAAATCCTCGATTCCTCTCGCGTCAGCTTTGTATCGGTAACGCAGCAGTTCAATACCACGAGCTCAATGGGCCGACTAACGCTCAATGTCCTCTTGTCGTTTGCTCAATTCGAAAGAGAAATTACGGGTGAGCGCATCCGGGATAAGATCGCCGCCTCCAAGAAAAAAGGAATGTGGATGGGCGGGGTTGTTCCGCTCGGTTACGACTGTATGGACCATCGCCTGATAATCAATCCGGCAGAAGCGGCCAGGGTGCGTATGATCTTTCGTCAATACCTGCGCCTGGATTGCGTTCAGAAGCTCAAACAGTATCTCGACGGGCGGCAAATTCGAAGCAAAGTGCGCACCAATACTGCGGGCAAGATTTATGGGGGCGCCTCGTTTTCTCGCGGCGCCCTCTATAAACTGTTGAGCAATCGTACCTACACCGGCAAAATCACTCATCGACAATTGGCCTATCCCGGCCAACACCCCGCTATTGTTTCTAGCAAATTATGGGATCGGGTTGCCCTGCGGCTCAAAGCGAACAACCAAGCACAGCGCACGGGAAAGTCTCAATCAACAGCCAGTTTGCTGTCCGGCATACTCTTTGACAGCAGCGGCATTCGTTTGACTCCCACACACTCTCTAAAGGATGGGAAGCGCTATCGCTATTACACGTCGCAAAGCGTAATTCACGGCTCGGAAACCAAACCTCAAATCAGTCGATTCCCGGCTCAGGAACTGGAACACTTCGTGAGGTCGCAAATTCATCGTTTACTTCAGACCCCTGCCAAGTGTACCGCCGGACTAGTCCATGGGCCGGAAAGCGAGTTAATTCAAGAGCGAGCACAGGTTCTGGCCGGCAAATGGATGAAGCTTGAGATTGCCAAGCAGGATGAATTCCTAAAGAAGATTCGGCTCTATAGCAGTATTTGTGGGTAAAAGGGTGGTGGAAAAACCCGCTCCCTGGAAAAGTCCAAGAGCGGGACTTTCCCACTACGCTTGGAAATCCCGCACAG